CCATGTTGCGTCCAACTCTTTTATAATAGCAGAGTCTTCGCATTGTGTCAACCCCTTATGAAAATTAATATGTAATGCTTCGATGAAGACAAGAGACCCTACGATAATTAGATTACATACGGTCAGAGGATGAGTAAGATATTTCATTTAATAACTTGCTTGTCAAAATAGTTATCGCCCATCTCTCCTTTGATACTATAATTAAAAACAATATTTAATCTTTGCTCATTAGAAAAGTTTTGTGGTGTGCCATGATATACAAATGAAGGGAAAATCATAATAGTACCCACCTCTGGATTAAAATTTATTTCATTACCAGTTAGTTCTGTATGTTCTTTTAGTTTTGGTTTGATTGATGGTAATATCCAGTTGTATCGTAAAGGTTCTTTGAAGAATGTAAGTCCACCACCATGCTCAGGCATTTTTGTATAGAGTATACCAGAGAATTGACAGTTCTCATGGTTGTGTGAATGAGAAAAGTCAAGAGTCTTATGTAACATAGACCATGATCTATTACAATGTAGAGATGTACATTCATCATCTACACCAAGATCACCAAAGACATACTTCTCTATCTCTTCTTGTATAGAGATCTTTACATCTTTAAACTCTGGTAGGTTTAGTATTTCTTTATTAACAGTTGTAGTACCTTCTGCCTGTGGTACTTTTTCCCAATCTAATTTTAAAAGACGTTCATTAATATTTTCATAGTCAAGAGATTCTACTGTATTAATATACAGAGGAATTGCAAATAAAGGATGTATCATTAAGGATCTTCACCGAGAAAATCTGGGCATAGTAATTGTTCTACTATACCTCTTGCTGATTTATTATGGTCAGCGAGTTTAGTCATCCAAACTCTGTCATCTAAAGTGACTTTGTTATCACATTTAATACGGTAGCATATGTCGTACAGCCTTTGTCTGTACTCTTTACTGAGTGTCAAAACGATGCCTCCTCTAAACATACATCACCTATACATTCTGTATATGTCAATTCTTCTTTGAAATAAGAACGGTATATCTTATCCCAAATTAATTCAAACTCCTCTTGATTGAGGTTCTTGAATAAACATTTATCCTCTAGGTAGATGTGATAGTTTTTCATTGTTGATCCTGTTGTGCTTGTTTCCTTGCTGCTGTCCATAACATGTCTGTTATATCAGGACTATAATCATTACCTTTTTCTACCATATCATTATATACGTCATCAAGCCACTCAGAGTTTGAATCCTGCGAAGGAGTCTCCTTTGACATCTTGTTTGATTCCTCCAATGACATAACTTTCGATCTCCGTTTCTTGAGGTGCGTTTTGTTGTCCCTTAGAATTAAGCCAATGCTCTGTCCAAGGTAGGGGATTGTTTCTTAGGGGTTGGTCATAGATAGGATCTAAACCAATCGCTTTCATTCTACGATTAGCAATCCACTCGACATAGTTATTTAACAATCTTGCATTTAGACCTATCATAGATCCTTCTTTAAACAAATAATCTGCCCATGATTTCTCCTCATTAACAGTGTTTCTAAACATATCCATAACTACAGGTCTTTCTTCTGCTGCTATCTCTTGCATCTCAGGATCATCACCATCTGCCCACTTCTTTAATATCTGTTGTGTGATAACCAAGTGTTGACTTTCATCTCTACTGATAAGAGAGAGTATCTTTGCCGAACCTTCCATAAGTTTAAGTTCGCCAAAAGCAAACGAACACGCAAAGGAAACGTAGAAACGAATACCTTCAAGTATATTAACATTAGCAATTGCCCTATAGAGTTTACGTTTTAATTCTCTTCTATCATATGTACCTGCAGGATGACCTTCTCTTGCAAACTTCCATATATTACCAGAGTCATACTCATGTGCATCATTTACAAAATCATCATAGGATTTTGTCACTGACTCTGCACGAGCAAGTATTCTATCATCAGTAAGAATAGTATCAAATACCTCTGATGGATCTGAATATACATTCTTGATGATGTATGTGTATGATCTACTATGAATCATTTCCATAAACTGCCACACATTCATACAACCTTCTAACTCAGGAAGAGAACAGTATGGTACAAATGCCATACCTGGTGCACGACCTTGAACAGAGTCAAGCATGATCTGATACTTTAAATTAGAAGTAAAGATATGTTTCTGTTCTGGTGTTAGTTGTTGATAGTCACCACGATCTTTCTGTAGAGACACCTCTTCTGGTCTCCAGAAATATCCTAGTTGCTGTTGTGTTAGTTTATCAAAGACAGGATACTTATAAGAATCATATCTTTGTACACCAAGAGGTTTACCAAAGAACATGGGTTGTTTTTTGGTATCGACTTCTTCAGTATTGAAGACAGTCATTCCATCTACAGGGGTGTTAGATTTTGCAAGACTCACAGTCTTCTTCCTCCAAGGTTAGTATGTCGTTAATTAAATTTTCTGTTGGTAATGATTCTTCTACATCACCATCTTTCTTAGCATCATATGTATTCTGATAGTATGAAGTTTTCCATCCATACTTGTATGTGTTCAACCAATCCATTGCCATTTGCTGCATAGGAACTTCATTATTGGGATAGTTCTCTGGATTGTAAGACCAGTTTCCACTGATCGCTTGGTCAAAGAACTTCTGCATTATAGCAGTAACTTTAATATAACCATCATTATTATGCATATCCCACAATAAAGTATAGTTATTCTTTAGTGTAGAATACGATGGAACAATCTGCTTAAGAGGCCCTTTCTTTGATTTCTTAATGGACAAGTAGTCTCTAGGTGGCTCGATTCCATTGGTTGCATTTGACACAATGGAACTGCTCTCCGAAGGCATCTGTGCGGACAACGTGCTGTGCCTGAGTCCGTACTCAAGAATTCGTCCTCGTAGAAACTCCCAATCACATGAAAGGTCATTTGGTATGATTTCATCTACATCGCTCTTATATGTATCTATTGGAAGTATTCCATCAGCATACTTTGTCTTACCGAAATAACCGCAAGGTCCTTTCTCCATAGCAAGTTGATTAGATGCAGATAACAATGCAAATTGGAATCTCTCTGTCAACTTATGAACTAGATCAAATGCTTTTTGAGAATCATACTTAGCACCATTCTTTGCAAGATAGTGTGCTAAACCAATGTATCCAATACCAAGTGATCTTCTGTTCTTTGTAGATTGCTCTGCTGCTGCCACAGGATACTGCTGATAGTCAATCAATGCATCTAATCCTCTGACCGCTAATTCACACAATTCATCTAGTTCATCTAACTTTGTTAACTTACCTACATTGATAGCAGATAGAATACACAAAGCAATCTCACCACTACCATCTATATGTTGTAATGGTGTAGTAGGTAGAGTAATTTCCTGACACAGATTACTCATGCTTACCTTATCCTTAAATGAACTATGACTATTACAATGGTCAATGTTCATAATGTATAGACGACCTGTCTCTGCTCTCTCTTTTAATAGATCTAAGACAAGTTCTTGTGCTCTAACAACTTTCTTTGGAATAGAATTATCATTCTCATACTTGACATATAGTTCATCAAATGCATCAGTACCAAAAGCATCATATAAATCTGGAACATTATGTGGTGAGAATAAAGTTATAGTACTATCCTCAATAAATCTCTGATAAAAGAGACCACTGATCTGTACACTATAGTCTAGTTTTCTTACACGATTATCTTCTGTACCTTTGTTGTTCTTAAGTACAATTATGTCTTCGATTTCTTGGTGCCAGATCGGAAAGTGGACAGTCGCTGATCCCCCTCTAATGCCATTTTGAGTACAACATCTGACAGTCGCCTCAAACTTCTTGAGGAACGGTACAACACCTGTGTGCTGTACTTCGCCACCCCTGATTTTACTGTTGATGCCACGGATGCGACCCGCGTTGATGCCGATACCCGCCCTTTGTGCAACGTATTTACCAATAGCCATGTCAGAACTAAAGATGCTATCGAGGGTGTCATCAACGTCAACAAGAACACAGCTTGCAAATTGTCTAAGTGGAGTTCTAACCCCTCCCATGATAGGTGTGGGAATGTTGATTTTGTGCTTGCTGATTGCGTCGTAGTATTTTTTGACATATTTTAATCTGTAAAACTTATCATCGTCTTGGAAAAGGGTTGCAGCGATCATCATGTACATGAACTGAGGAGTCTCGAACACTTCTCCTGTGCTACGATCCTGCACTAGGTATTTATCCACAACCTGTCTTATACCTGCATAGGTAAAAAGATAGTCTCTGTCGTGATCAATGTACTTTCCTAGTTCGGTTATCTCTTCAACAGTATATTTCTTAAGAATATCTCCATCATATAAGTGTCTATCTATACATGATTGTATGTGTTCAACAAAGGGTGTTGGATGATCTGGATGACCACCATATACTGCCTTTCTCAAACTGAATAGAAGTAATCTAGCAGCAACATACTGATAGTTTGGTGCTTCTAAACTAATTAAATCATTAGCAGACCTAACAAGTATCTCTTGTATGTCTGATGTCTTGATACCATCAAAGAATTGAAGTCCACTACTGATCTCAACTTGAGATTCAGAGACACCTGCAAGACCTCTGCAAGCGTGTTCAACTATATGATGAACTCTATTTAAGTCAAGAGGTGTTTTTGTACCATCTCTCTTGATTACATTTATCTCCTGTGGAGTCATACTTTTTTCCAACTATTAAGTTTAATTTTTGCTTCTATGCCCTGATAGATATTTGATTCTACCATAGACTTTACATTATGTCCACTAAGGAACATGTCATTGATATCTTTTTGTTGTAAATTATGTGGCCATATTACTACTTTATCTCCTCTGTCAATTGACTTGGAGATTCGGTTGACGATTTCTCTGTTACGAGGTTCGTTATCATAAACCCAAATATAATCGCTCCAATTATACGTCCGAGGATCAATATCGCTCCCAGCCATCGCAACGGAATTAGCCAAGAAGAGCGAGTCGAAAGGTCCTTCGACAATATAGACTGGTTTTGTTTCATTGATTCTGTTTAGACCGTATATTTTGGGTTCGTTTTCATCCAACATTATTGTGATATATCTGAGTTTGTCTCTTGGATCGAGGCTTCTGCCTTGGAAACCAAACCATCTATCTTGTCCTTCATCTCTTTTAATGAACGGTATGATGATTCTGCATTGATCACCATAGACTTCTGTGCTCGATGGTTTCTGTTGCTTAACCCAATTATAGAATCTTTCTGTGAAGAAGATTTCTTTATGATATTCTCTAGGAATTTGTCTGGCATTTATATATTTTACTGCAGGGTGCTCATTATTTAGATCAGCAATACTTTTCAGATCTCCATGTTTTTCAAACACAGGTTTCTTGAATTTTGGTTTAGGAACATAAGATCCTTTACCTGTAGTACCACTCTTATATCTCTCCATGATATATTCATCATGAAGATCAGGAGCATGATCCTTTAGAAAATTAGGTAGAGTCCTACCTACACCACAGTTGTGGCATTTATATACCATGTCTTGCTTAAGCCTAAAAAAATACCCTCGTGCCTTGTTCTTATGCTTCTGTGAATCTCCACAGTAAGGGCAACGAAAGTTATATAGGTCTGCTTTCTTCCTTGTAAACTTGTCTAGTCTACCAGAAAGTAAAGTGACATAATGGGCATCAACGAACTCGTTCAATATTTTGGATTTCTAACCCACTTATTGTACTAACTTCTTTGTCATTTGTCAAGTTTCTCATAACTTGTAGACCTGGTACGGATAATATGAATGATATTACTACCAATCCACCTGCTATAGACCACATTTTTTTCTCTATTGTTCTCAATCTATCATCTACCTTTCTTATATCTCTTTCGCATCCTTTCTTTATTGCGTTCGTCTCTCTATTAACATCAGCAGAGAGTCTATCTATCTTCTCAAATAATACTTCGTCTATCTTATCCTGTTTATCTAACTTCTCATTGTGTACAGCAAGAAGTTGACCCATCTTAACAGAGTTTTCCTGTAGAGTGTCAACGACTCGTTCGAGTCTTTCTATTATTGCTGAGTTTATGTCAGACATTACCTTGTCTCGTCTTGCTCTGTCCCTGCTCTTACTTGTTTTTTAAGTTGTTGTGTCTTTAATTGTAATTGTTTTTGTAATTGTTGTTTCTTTAGCATTATTTTTTTCTTTTCGATAGCAATCTTTGAGTTTGCCATCTGCTGTTTCATCTGATCTTCTGAACTTTCGTATTGTATATTCTTCATAGCTTTCATTCTTCTATCCATGAAATACTTTGCAGCATTTGCAGGTAGGATTCTCTCTATCTCGATACCACTTCTAAGATTTGGCATGATACTCATGCGTAATTTCATTTTAAGTTCAGCAGGTGAACTTGCAAATAGAATAGTCTCACCAACATTAGGTATTTTTACCTTGTATTGGAATAATCTACTCTTCATTTCCATGTTTTCCTTTAATTTATTACCAGGCATGACCAGTTTCTTAGCGTCTTTCTTCTTAACCTTACCACGAAAACGTTGAACAGGATCATAACCTGCAGTAGGACCTGTTGCTGCGTCTGCACCAGTATATCCAGTTGTTTGCATCTCTTCGTTCATAGGTTATCTATCTCCTTTTGGATGTCAACGTCAATATCAAGTTCGGGAAGCATCCCTGTAGGATATTTATTCAAATACATTAATATAGTTTTGAGTATAGACCAATACTCCCTTTCTAATCGGAAGAATAGAAGGGGAGTTGCTGCCTCGCCAAAAACATTATAAAGTATGATCAGATGATTTATAATCAGGTGAGTTCTTAACGCACCACCTCTAACATAACGTTTAAGAAGTCGCTTCAAGTATTTGAAACGTTTCATATCCTCATCAAAGTCCTCTCTTGTTACACAATGAGGATTTTCATAATGTTTGATGGCGAACAGAATGTAGGTTTCCTCATTCAGTTCGTCAAAAATCATTTAGTTAGTTAACTTGCAGTAAATGTTGTAGTAGAGCCAGATCCACCTGCACCAACTACGTCTCCAGTTGCGAATGCCTTATCAGATGTTGCACCACCTGTTGAGTCAACGATAGTTCCAGAGATTGTTTGTGCTTGGATAGCATGTGCTTTACCAGTTGCAGCAGCAGTAAATGTAAACTCAACACGGTTTGTTGAAGTTTGTGCTGCAGCAGTAGCAGTGATATTAGCAGAGTCAGTTGTATTTCTAACGACTAGAGTTGCACCGTTTGTGACGTTAACCTGTTCGTTGTATATAACGACAACAGATCCAGTTGCACCACCTGCATACCCAGTCTCCTCAAAGAATACTGCAGTAATGTCAGCACCACCAAGAGTATTAGTACCACGACCACCTGCACCTACAAGACCATCAACAGAGACAAGAACCTCGTCCCAATACGCTGTCTTAGCTGCGTTTTTATAATGTCTCAATACCCAACCCTCTGAGGTTGCGAATATATTTTGTGGATCACAAACAGAACCACGCACAGCCCACTTAGGCTTAGATTCGTCTGCGTCTGTAACACCCCAAAGTGCCATAGTTATACTCCTAATTAGTCGTTCTATCTCAAATTATTTATAAAAAAACTTGCCTCTACGACCTCGATTTCTATCGAGTTACTATAGCAGATTTTACAGTTTCTAAAAGTTTATCATCCATGTCAGTCTTAGTTAATTTAACTGCTTTTTCTAGGATAACAATACACAATTTGATTAAACCCTCACCCAATTCTGAGTCATCAGGGATTTTAGATACAGCATCAGATACAATTTTAGATGCGAATGGTAGAAGAAAAGATAACATGATCTAACGTATAATTCTACCCTATATAGGCTACTTTAGTCGGGTGTAAACTGATTGTTCTTAACGTATCCCCACTTACCTTTTGATAGTGCTCTTACACCTCTGGGATCTTTACCTACTTTCTTCTTAGCAGCCTTACCTGCATCCATGATCTGTTTATATTTTTTCTGCTTTGCTTCCTTGTGTTTCTCTTGAGCTTTCGCTATGATTTCGTTTTTTAAACTTGTTGTTTCAATCATTTCTTTGTCCTTTGGCCACTCGTAAGAACAATTCCATGCCCGAAGAGACTTATTGATGCGACTGTCTGGATCTCTTGCAGTCTTTGCACTTGTAAGTTTCTTCTTCATACCTCTCATTCTGGCACAGAATGATTTCCTACGAGGATTACCTACTTTTTTACTGGGAGCTTTTAGGTCTGAACCAGGATTCTCACGTTCGTAAGACTTCCTGCCCTTTTCATTCAGACCACCCTCTTTATTTTTACCTGCCTTACGTGTCCACGCAGCAGATTCACTCCTTACAATCTTATTGTCAGGTTCATTCTTTGAAAGATTTTTTGCTTTTTGTTTCTTAGAGATCTTAGGTCCTCCTACTATATCTCCATACTCATCTCTCTTGACTCCTTCTTTCATACTCTTAAGAAGAGCATCAACACGTTTCTGACTATCTTTCTTGTGATAATTTACTGGTGTTTTATCTTTCTTTCCTTTCATCTTTACACCTCTACCTTTTGCAGTATTGTATCTTCTTGCTTCTGTGTCATCATGAGATGCCATACTACCTTTAGAACCTCTTCTATTACCAAATGTTCTTTGGTTTCTTTCATTCTTTTTAGCAGC